GAGGGCGCAAACGATGGGCTGGTTGACCTGATGCTCAAGGGCGTTGATCTGGAAACCGTGGAGATGGACGGCGACGCGCTGAAAGACGAAGCCGCTGTCGTTGCCCCGGTAAAGGAACTCTACCCGCTGGCGTTTGGCAAGACAACCACCGAAGGCGCGCCTCCCACCAACCCGCCCAGCAGCGGAACTAAGACCGGGCTGGATGCTTTCAAAGCAATGACTCTCACCAAGCGGATGGAGTTTGCGAAGGAGCACCCGAAGGAAGCCGCCGAGTACATCCAGAACATGAAAGACACACAAAAGAAAGGATGACCTAAATGCCTAGCTCTTTCGATAGCAAGATTTTCAATGCCGAGGTATTCGGCTCGTACATGGACACCATCCCCCGCGTGCGGCAAAACAAACTGCTCGAAGCGGGTGTAATCCGCACCCGTAACGACCTCAAGGCCATGTTCGACGCGCAGTCCGGCGGCAATTACGCCACTGTGCCGATGAAGGGCCTCATCGACGGAGACCCGCAGAACTACGACGGCGCGACCACGCTTTCCCCCGGCGCGACCAAGACCTACAGTCAGAACATGGTCGTTACCGGCCGCATGAAGGGCTGGATCGGGCGCGATTTCAGCGCGGAAATGACCGGCGAGGATTTCATGGACAACGTCGCCGCGCAGGTAGCGCGGTATTGGGAGGACGTCGATCAGGATACGATGCTTTCGATCCTGAAAGGTATCTTCCTGATGGGTTCCAACGAGTTCACCGTCAACCATACGCTCGACATCACTGGCGAAACCACCAAGACCGTCGGCGCGACAACGCTCAATACCCTGATTCAAAAGGCCGCTGGCGAGAACAAGGGCATCTTCAAAGTGGTTATCTGCCACTCCACCGTTGCGACTACGCTTGAAAACGTGTCCGCCGTGTCCTACCTGACCTACACCGACGCGAAGGGCGTTGAGCGCGATCTCGGCATGGCTACCTGGAACGGCAAGCTGCTGCTGATCGATGATTCCGTTCCCGCCGTGGCGATCTCGACCGCCGCAGGCACCGCAGGCGTGTATACCCTCACCGTATCCGGCGCGGGCGCTGTAGGCGACAAGATTTCCTTCGACGGCATCGAGTACACCTGCAGCGACGACGGCGCAGGCACCAACGAGTTTGCCGATGGCAATATCGCCGCCGTGTGCGCCGCTCTGGATGCGCTGCTGGCCGTTCAGTACGCTACGACATTCACCGTGACCCATGACTCCACGCACGTCGTTCTCACGCAGATCACCGCAGGTTATGGTCCGATCCCGGTTGTTGCTGTGACGCAGGCCGCAGAAGGTACCCTGGCCGCCGCGATTGTCGAAACCACGCCGGGCGTGCTCGCTGTCGTGACCACCAACTACACCACCTATATCCTCGGCGAGGGCGCGTTCGACTATTGCGATTGCGGCGCGAAAGTGCCCAACGAAATGGTACGCGACGCCGTGACTTACGGTGGGCAGGATGCTCTGTACACGCGTCAGCGGAAGCTGTTTGCTCCGTACGGCATCAACTTCACGAAGTCCGTCATGGCCTCCAACAGCCCGACCGCTGCGGAGCTCGAAACCGGCGCCAACTGGTCGCTGGTGTGCGACTCCGCAACAACGACCAAAATCAACCACAAGGCTATCCCCATCGCTCGCATCATTAGCAGGGGTTAAGCGAAATCGTACAATCGCGGTGGCGGAATTCGTTAAATACGCTACAGGGGTAATGAGAGATCACGGAATGGTGAGCAATCCGGCCAGACGCTAGAGCACGTAGTGGAATCGACCCGCTCATTCCAGCAACGGACGAAAATCGTGTTATGCGCCAGTAAATATCTGGAACCTCTCATGTGCAATGGTGGAAGTCCATTGTCCGCGATTGTACAAACAGCCATAGAAAGGGTGATCCGTAATGGCGGTTACGATACAGGATGTCATGGCCGAGTGCAGAAATCACTTTCAAGACACAACCACCCCGTACATCGACGGTGATTTTGTCATAGCGACTGGCGTTCTCACGCCGAATACCGGCCTTGCTTCCGGCGACTATATCGCCATTACCGGATCACGCCTGAATGACGGCGTTTACCTTCCGACCGTAGCGGACGATGTTTTCACGCTTACGGGAACATCGGACGAATCGTTCACGGGCAGAATATGGGTGCTTCACCCGCCGAAACGCTTTGTCGATCTCGTAACGGAGATCGCGGCGTATGCCGTGCTGCACCCGGCGCAGGACGTTGTAAGCGAATCGTTCGGGCCGTACAGCCACTCAAAAGCAACGCGGAACGGAATGCCCGTGACATGGCGCGAAGTATACGCTCAAGAACTCAATACCTACCGCCGGATGTTCAAGGTGGTGCCCGTCTGATGCTGACCGACTTCTTCGAATCGTTCAAATACCGGACGCTCACAACCACAACCTCGCCGCTCGGCGGCACAGTGGAAACATGGGTAGACGGCGCGACGTTCTCTGCTGGCATATACCTGAACAACAGCACAGAAATGCAGATCGCCTACCGCAACGGCTTGAAAAAGCAGTACACTATTGTCCTGCCGAACGGCGTAACGCTTGCGCAGGAAGCGCGGATTAAGCGCGTGTCCGACGGCGTGATCTTCCGCATCACCGCCGATTCCGCAGACACGCATACACCAGTTCCGGCCTCGTTGCAGTACAGCTACGTTACAGCGGAGGTGATCGAATGACGGGTATCCACGGCGCTCTTCAAACCTTCTGGGGCGGGTTCACCTACGGAACCGCGATACCGGCCTATGAACAAGGCAACGTACCGTCCACGGCGACCTATCCGTACATCACCTACGAGGCCGTGGAGGGCGCATACTGGGGCGCAACCTATCTAACCGCGTTCATCTGGGTGAAAAAGGTTTCCGGTGCTGACTGGCAAGTCCAGCGTGCCGCAATCCTTGACATGATTAAGGCCGCAATCCCGGAGGGTGGGGCACACCTCGATTACGCAGATGGGAACCTGTTCATGCGGCGCAACCCCGCAAACTTCATGAGTTACTACGATGACCCGAACGACGCTTCGGTAGCTGGCGGTAGAATCAGCTATGAAGCAACCTACTACACACTATAAGGAGCTGATCGAACAATGCTTACTGCGTTATCCGCTGATACCTTCAATGGCCTGCAATTCGACGCGGGCATCTTGCTCAGGAACTTTGCCTATGTGTCCGCTACGGACGCGGGCGATCTGGCTACGCTTGTCGCCGCCGCGAAAGCCGCACGGACTACCATGCTCGGCGCAACCAAAGGCGGCATCGTTATCAATGACGCTCCCACCTACTTCAACCCGGACGTGGACGGAATGCGCGGCCCGATTAAAAACACGCGGTTCATCACCAGCCGCACAATCAAGATCACGGGCACGCTGGTAGAGATACTCGGCGCGGCCCTGAAAGACCTTATCGCTGCAGCCGATGTATCCACCTCCGGCGACATCACCACGATCACCCCCCGCGCTGATCTGGAGGACGCTGACTACATCGACAACCTCGTATGGATCGGCGATATGCCGGGCGACGGCGGGCTGATCCTCGTGGAGATCGACAACGCTCTGAATACCAACGGCCTCACGCTGACCGCGCCGAAGAACGATAACGGCACCATGCCGTTTGAGTTCACCGCGCACCAGACCGACCCGGACGGCGTTGTGCCGTACCGCATCCTGCAATTCGCTGGCGTATCGTCTGCTGCGTTCCTCGAGGTGTTCTCCGTCGAGGGCGCAAGCTCCGGCACGACCCGGCTTGCTGTTTCCCCGCAGAAGTCCGGCACCGAAAGCTACGTCTATAAGACCGCCGCGTCCGTTGCCCTGCCCGAGCTTGGCGATATTCTTGTCGCCGCTGAAGATGGCTGGGTTGCATGGGATGGCGACGCGGACGCTACCGCTACGACCGGCAATCAGATTGTGGTTGCTATCATCACTACTTCGACTGGCGCAGTGGTATACGCTGGCCGCGACACCGTCAAATCCAAAGCATAACGCCTCAATATCCGCATCGGGCGGGCTGGAATAACAACCGCCCTGCGGAAGTACCGATTTAACGCGATTTAACCGCCTACAAGGCGGCCGATTATAGGAGGGTGTACATGAAGCTATCTGAAATTTCAACCGACCGTGGCATGGATATAATCGCCGAGGCGGTGCCTGCAATTGACCGCATGGTGGCATCCGAAGCAGTCAAGGAGTTTTACAAGAAATACGCAAAGCTAAAGCTCACAAAAGCGCTTGCCGTCAAAGCGTCTATTGAGCTTATCCCTGGGCTTGTAAAATCCAACCGGGAAGATGTGCTTATCATTATTTCAGCGTGTACCGGAAAGACGCTTGCTACTGTCAAAGCGCAGCCGTTCATGCAATCATTCGGTGAGCTGAAAGAAATGTTTAGCGATCCCGAATTCCTGCAGCTTTTCAAATCGTCCGTCAATACGGAGCCGGGCGCGTCCTCCGTATCGTCACCGGAAGCCGCAGAGCAATCCGATGTGACGGAATAGCCCTTATTCTGGCGGAAGAGGAAAAGGAACGCGCGCGCGATATCTACAAGGGCAATCTGCTTTGGAACCTGTCACAGATGCTTACGAAGCAGGATAATTACCTCGTATTCAAAAACACTTACGCGGAGTTCTGCGATATGCTTGAAGGGCACGCGAAACCGAAACAGACCAAAGAAGAAGTCGCAAAAGAATACGACGAAAAGACCGACGCGATGTTAAATAAGTATCAAAGGAGGGGCAAGGCATGAAGCTGTTCGAACTGTATAGCTCCCTTGGCCTAGACACCTCCGAATTTGACAAGAAAATAGACACCTCCACCCAAAAAGGCCAAACGATGCAAGGCAAGATGGAGGGCGTTTTCAAGGGCATCAAAACCGCAATCACCGTCGCCGGTATCGCGATGGCCGTCAAGGGCATAGGCGATTCGTTTACAGATGCCGCCGCCGCCGCCGATTTGGTAGACAAGTCCAGTCAAAAGCTAGGATTGAGCCGGACGGCATATCAGGAATGGGGCTATGTGCTCTCGCAAAATGGCGGGAACATTGAGAGTTTCGGCGTTGCAATGAAAACCCTCCAGACCGCGATGGTGCAGGGAACGGCGCAGACTGACGCCGCGTTAAATCTGCTAGGACTTAGCGCCGAAAAGCTGAAAAACCTCACCCCCGAGGAGGCGCTTGCCGAAACCATCAAAGCGTTTCAAAAGATGCCGGAGGGTGCAGCGAAGTCGGCTGCGGCCGTTGACCTGTTCGGGAAACAGGGCATGGAGCTATTGCCGACGCTTAACCAAGCATCGGATGCGACCGATAAACTCAAAAACGACGCGCATGAGCTTGGCCTTGTTTTGACAGATGAAGCCGTGGATGCAGGGGTTGAGTTTGGCGATGCGATGGACGCGCTTAAAAAGACGGTATCCGCAGCCGGAACAACGTTTCTGACCGGGTTCATGCCCGCAATCACGAAAATATTAAATATTCTCGCTCCGCTATTGGCGAACGTTTTGCCGAAGTTGGGCGAGGCCTTCGGTAAAATTGTTGAGAAGGTCGGCCCGCTTGTCGAGACCCTTGTCAATGGTTTCGCCGCGGCGATCACTTGGATAGCCGACAACGCCGATACGCTCATCCCCATTCTTGAGGGCGTTGCCGGGGCTATCTTGCTGTGGAACGGGTACCAGGCGATCCTGAATATCACGATGGCGGCCAATCCAATAGGCGCGGTTATAACTGCCGTTGGCTTTCTTGCTGGCGGACTCGCCCTTCTCAATGACGCTTTCGGTGGTACGAACGATGGCATGGACAGGTTCAATGCCGTTGTCGATGATATCGCAAACAACACCACGGACTTTTCCGATTTGGTCGCAAAAATGGAGCCAAACATACTTGATGTTAACGACCTAATTTCCAGCACCGGGAAAACCGTGGGCGAGCTGCAGACGACCATCCAAGAGAAAGAGGACGCGATTACCGCAATCCTGAAAAGCGCGATGAAAGATCACCGCGACCTCCGGCAGGACGAGCTTGACGATATCGCGCAGTATAATACAGACATTGCCTCTCTTAATGAAGAACTGATTGAGCAGTATCGTAGCGTACAGATTGCCAAGCTGCGGGAAATTCAGCTCGAAGCCGGAAACATGACCAACGAGCAGGCGGCGCAGGCAGAAAAGGACGCACAGGCTGCGTTCGAATCTTCGAATAAAAAATCAAAAGAGATATACGACGCACAGATTGCCGCGCTGTGGAATAAGTATGCCGCGCTTGGGCAGGTGGACTCTGCTGCGCATCTAAAGGAAGAACAGGATGCGAGGGCGCATTATCAAGCGCAACTCGACGAAAACAAAACATATTATGACAAGGTGCATTCGATACTTCTTGAAAATTCCGCCGTTTTGGTTGGCGCCGAAAAGAAGAAAAACGCAGACTTGCAGATGGAGTATCAAACCGGGCTTGAAAATCTGAACAAGCAGATTGACGAATGGAAGGCTTTCAAAGTCGCTTTATACAGCAACGTTAACCGCATGGACAGCGAGCAGGCGCAGTTTGAGATTGCCGCGTCTGATCAATGGTATGCCGATAAACAAGCGTCTCTATTGGCCGCGCAGGACGCAGAGATACGGGCAATCGAAAATAAAAACGCGCTTGTAAACTCCATGCAAACAGACCAAGACGGCGAGGTACATCTATATACCGAGCAAATGCACCAAAAGGATCTTGAAGCAACCTACGCATACTACGGACGTGAGCTTGAGGCCGCGAAATCCGCGCACGATGCGCAGTACGACGGAATCTATGATCTCTATGGCCGCGTGAACGAACTGGAAAGCGCGGAAGCGCAGGCCGAATTAGCGCGAATTGAGCAGGAGCGGCAGGATCAAACGGCTGCGTGGGTTGCCCTGTATGACGATAAGAACGCCGCTGCTGAGGCCGGGAACGCCGAACAGATGCAGATTACGCAGAGCGCTTTTGATGAGCTTAAGGCCGCGCAGGAGCAGTACAGCGCCGATATTTACGAAATTGAAAACGGTGCGCTCGCGTCAAACAATCAAACGTCGGCATTGTGGCTCGCTGGCATGGTCATTAACAATAAGGAGAAAGAAGCGGTAAACGATCAATACGCGGGCGCTTACGCCGACTTCCTTGCAAACCTTGATCAGGACGCTTGGAACTCGTTCCTGTACCAATACGACGTTGCGAAACAGTCTGGCGTGGATATCCCAGCCGAATATACGACCATGCTTACCAATCTGCTTGCCACGTTTGCAACCATGCCCGCTGACATGCAGGATGAAGGCAAAGCCGCTCTGGAAGGCCTGCTAAGCGGCGTTGAAAATCCCTCGCTGCGCAAAGACCTAGAGAACGAAGCCACGGACACCGCCGACGACGTGGTGGACGCTATACGGAAAGCGTGGGATTTAGGTTCGCCGTCTCGCGTCGGAGCAGGGATGGGCAAGAACTTTATAGAGGGTCTCAAGGGCGGGCTTGAGGGAAACAGGCAATCCCTCCTGACTGTCGCCGGTTCCATTGCAAACGACCTGATTAACGCCTTTCTTTCTCTGTTTGGGATTCCGATATCATCCTACAACCAAAGAAAAACATCGTATCCAAGCCATGCAACCGGGCTTGAGCGCGTACCGTATGACGGGTACATCGCGGAGCTGCATAAGGACGAGCGGGTGCAGACAAAAGCGGCGGCCGAGGCCGACAGGCGCGGCGAAACGCGCGGAATTGACACGGCATCGCTTACTTCTGCGGTTACGTCCGCGATCATGGCTGCGCTCAAGGGTGTTGGCGTGTACATCGATGGGAAAAGGGCCGGTAAACTGGTTGCCGCAGGTGTGAGCGAAGCGCTGTCTGTAGTATCCACGACCCGGCAAAGGAGGGGCTGATATGGTGACATATAACGGCGTTGCGCTTGATGACATAGCGCCTGTACTGATCGGCGGAGAATATCCCGACCCCCCGAAAGTCAAGGTCGAGTGGAAAGATAAACCGATCACAATCGGGTCACACTTTATCCGCAGCAGATACGAAATCAGGAAGATCAAAATAGCATTTTATCTGCCCGTTATTGATGCAGAAGAACGCGCAGAATACATGTCAGCGATTTTCGGCTGGGCACGTTCGCCGTCCCCGCTTCCGCTGAAACTATCAAAGCGACCCGGTAAATATATCAATGCCGTGTTGTCTGAGTTCCCTGCTGCATCTGCAGAAAAATGGTGGGAAAAGCTGGAAATCGAGTTTGAGGCAGGCGACCCGTTTTTTTACGATGATGGCGAGAAGGCTGTTGCCGTTGGCACGAGCTTTGCCATCGAAAGCCCAGAGGGTATTGAGAATGCGCGCATCGAATGGGCGAACCCGTCAACAGCGTCAAGCCCTGCGTGGGTGCTGGACGGAATTACGACCATCACAATCAGCGGCAGTGTGGCGGCTGGGGCTGTCTTACTGTACACCAACCCCATCTATGCGACCTTAGCCGGAACGTCCATCATGGATCAGGTCACGATTGCAAGCAGACCGTTTGAACTGGCCTATGGCGCACATATCATTACCGGCAATGGTACGCTGTTCTACCGCGAGAGGTGGCTGTGATGAACTTTCTGTTTTTTGACCGGAACGATGCATATCTGTTCATGCGCACCGACGCTACGGACGCGCATTTTGTACATAGCACACTGAACCTTACTGCCGTATTCCCGGTTGACAGCGCAAAAATGATTGAGGAAGGCATACGGATAGGGTATCTCGACAAAGATGATAATTTCCAGTTATTTGAAATCCGCGTCCTGACGAACGACCTTGAAGACAGCACGCAATCCATCGATTCGGCAGAACATATCGCCATAGCAGAATTGACGGATGAGATCGTTGAAAGCGAAGCGCCCACAACGAAGGACGCGCAGGAGGCCGCCACAATCGCCCTGACGGATACCGCCTGGGAGATCGGCACTTATGTAGCATCCGACGATTACAGCACAGAATGGTCTTATGCGACCGTCTGGGCGTGTTTGTGCGACGTGCGCGATACATGGGGCGTTAGGATCGTCCCGAGATTGACGATCAGCGGTACGGAAATTACTCACAGATACATCGATATTGTCAGCGAAACCCCGGTCAACCGCGGGGTCCGGCTCGAAGTCAACAAAAATATCGAACAGGCCGGCGTAACCTATGACGATCACGCGCAGTATACAGCGCTCTATGGATTCGGGAAAGAGATGCAATCCGATACTGGGTCGGAAAAGGTCAGTTTTTCTGGCATCGAGTGGGCTACTCCGACCAACCCGGCCAACAAACCAATCGGGCAGGCGTGGGTAGAGGACGCCGCGGCTACGGCGTTGTATGGCCGAAATGGCCGAAAGCGCGTCGGCATTGTGGAGTTCCCGGATATCGAGGATACATACGATCTGATAGATGCAACATGGATATATCTGCAAGCGTCGCTTTTGCCGTCTGTGACCATCAACTGCACCATCCTTGACCTATATAATCTTGGGTATAATGATGAACTGATCGAGTTGAACGATTCGTTAGCGTGCATCATCGACCCGCTGGGCGTTGAAGAACTGCTTGGCGTTGTGGATATCGATGAGGATTTGCTCAGACCGGAAAACACCAAGCCGACGATTGGCGTTTACCGTCCCGATATCACCGACATGATCAACGCTAATATAGCCGACACGCGGGAAAACGGAAGGGTTGTAGGGCAGCCTGCGACCGGGCTATACACATCGTTTATCGCCATTTACGAAAATCACATTATCGTCAACGGAGCAGAGGTCGATATCCAGACAGACGATTTTCAGGTGAAGAACCTCGACGGGAACAATATGCTGCAGATCACCGCAGAGGATGAGGAAACGGGCGAGCCGGGAGCAAGGCTAAAAATTGGAGAAACAGGATACCCACCCAAGTTCGAGGATGATTTTACTCTCCCCATCAAAAATATCGGGCTTGGCAATCAGGTTAACCAGTTGCATTTTCTTACATCTGCTCCGTCTGATTCGCTGGGAAACGACGGCGATGTTGCCTTCCGATACGCAGGAAGTGGCGCGAGCTTTAGCGACATAACCCCTGCGTTAGGCAGCTATGAAACTGCAGAACGGTTCGGGCTGACAAGAGTATGGAACCGAACGAACGGAAGCGCGTATTCGGATATTGGCAATTCATCTGCCGCCCGAAGGGGATCATACTGGTCGTTTACCACACCCGCCGCAGGATTATCCGGCATGGGATTCAATTTCACGGCAGGAAAGATTGTTGACGATGTCTGGTATGGATGGAATCTAGACCTGCCTTTGACCATCGCGGTTTTCTCTGGCACCGGGTCATCCGTCGCTCTTGGTTCAGCGACATTTATTCCGTCAAACAACATGAGCGAAGAAAGCATCGCGCTGACGTTTTCCACGCCGCTTACAGGTTCGACTACATACTACGTTGCTATCTATGATCCGTCATCCTCGTACAACAAGTCTGCCGCGCTTGTGCTGAATGCAAGCGTGGTAATCCCTGGCGATTCATCCACCGCAAGCGTGGGAATATACGTTAAGGTCGCTGGCGCGTATGTCGAAATTACGGCGGCTGTATTGGCACTGCTTACAGCCCATACGGGCGACACCGACAACCCGCACGAAGTAACAACAACGCAGATCGGAGCAGTTCCTACAAGCCGAACTGTGAACAGTAAGGCATTGTCCTCGAACATCACGCTAACACCTTCCGATATTGGCGCAGTTCCAACGAGCCGTACCGTCAACGGCAAAGCCCTATCGTCAAACATTACGCTTGACGAAACCGACGTAGGCGCCGCTGCTGACGATCACAACCACGGCAGCCTGCTAAACGATGGTACGTTTGCCGCTGGAGCCGGACTGTTCGTAACAACGGGCGTGGGAGGCGGGATAACGACGGCTACTGGATTAGCAGCACGCGGAACCATGCGCATATTCTGCGACGACACGGAACCTGCAAGCCCCGCGAATGGGGATTTGTGGTTCCCTGCCGCGACATGAGGTAGAGTATGGCAACAAAAAATGTTGCGTGTGATTACACAGAGGAATTTCTGGTTGCGCCTACGCCAGATGATTATTACGCGAATGCTGACCAATGTATTTTCGGGGAGGCGAGCCTGTCAAACGTTCGGTGCGCGCGAATCCAGTTTGCAGGGCTGGATATAGGCGCGGGAACCATAACAAGCGCGATTATTTATTTCAGGGCGTACAACATGGCGCACTCGCTATCGCGGACAATCCGGTTTGCTGCATCAAATACCGCGGGAGCCTATACCACGTCCATCGGGAGCGATTATGTAAGTCAAGCTCTGAACCCGTCCGCAGAATCTGATTTCAGCATTGACGTTACAAGCAAAATTGCCGCGCTGGCCGATGTCAATAGCACGTTTTATGTTTTCGGGTTTCAGGCTTCTCCGTCCGCGGCGGGCAACGATTACTGTATCGATTGGCATGGTTACGGCAGCGCATACAAGCCCTATATAGCGCTTACGTACACGCCCGCTGCAAACCCCACCATCGGCCTGTATGATTTAACGCTCGAAGATTTCAAAAACCGGATCATTAAAAAGCGCGTGTCCGGCGCGTGGGTAGATTGCGACTGCTACAAGTATAACGGCTCTACATGGGAAAAGGTTTCTACGACCTGATATATATGGTATAATACTATTGGAGGAATGAGCTATGGCGTTCAAGACAATATCCGGGACTTGCGAGATCACGACCGGCGTATTTACGCCCGTTGAAACGTCGCCTGTTTACCAACTGGAAAATGGAGCGACGAATCTGCTGGTGTATCTGGAAAACGACGGTTCGCCTTATACGCTGACAGGCGACGAATCCGCCTATATTAAGATGTATTTTGCCGGCAACAATACCGAAACCGCTTATGTTCTTATGGACAAAACAACGGGACAGGTATCCGTTGACCTTGCAACAGTTCTAACCGCCGTTGCCGGTCAGGCGATTGCATTCGTTGAGATCAGGGGCGCGGACGACGCGATAATCACGACATGCAAAATCCCCGTACCGATCACCCGCACCAGCGGAACCGCGGTAACAAGCTATGAAGCCCCTGCGGAGGATACAGTCGCATACCTTGAAGGATTGATTGACGACAAGCAAGACCTCATCGATGGCGTCGACGGCATCATGAAGGGTGACGGCGCCGGAAATTACAGTGCTGCGGTCGAGGGTGAAGATTATACGGGTCCGGATACACTGATGGAAGTAATTACTTACGGAGTTATTCGTGGTGGTGAAGTCAGGGCGAGAGTAACGCCCGCTCAAAGTGTCACAGTTACGGGATGTGAAATTATCACTCCGGCGGGTAAGCGACTTGTGACGGATTATACATTATCCCTTGTTGCTACAGCTGCGGATGGATCAAACCCGCGCATTGACATTGTTTACATCACATCCGCAGGCGAATTGACCTATTTAGCAGGCACGGCAGCGGCAACGCCTGTCCAGCCGGACACACCGGTCGGCGGAACATTGCTCTCCGTTATTACGCGTGCGACCGGGGACAACACGATTGCTTATACGGACATCACGGATATGCGGAAAGTGATCTCCCCATACAGCATTGATGGGCTCCCGGTATTTGGCATGGAATACCTGAGCGCATACCACAAATTGCTGCTCATTGGGAATACGACAAAAATAGTATTGTCTGGTGACAGCACAACAAGCGGCGTTGGCGCGACATATCCCTATCTGCCCGAAGACGTACTCTCTACGATGTGCGTAAACGCGCAACTGCCAACTGTTACAATTGTAAACAACGGCGAGAGTGGGAAAACGATGGTTGAATGGGAAAGTACTTACCTTGCGAATGATCTTGCGGAAACGCCGGATTTGTTGATTCTGCGCTGGGGCGTGAATGACGCGACGTCAGACATGGACACGGATGTATTTGAAGCGGCATTAAGGGGCGGATTAACAACTATGCGGGCTGCGCGCGCGCTTGACAGCCTTTCCGTTATTCTGATGACCCCGAACACGCTCGCGCACCATGACATTTCGCAATACTCAATATACAAAAACCGCGATTGGGGAATTGCGATCAACCAAATAATCCGCAGGGCGGCAAGGGATTTTCAATGTTGCTTTATTGACACATTCTCACTTTGGAACGACGGAGAACACGGTTCTGATTGGCTTGATCAGTACTATATACATCCGCAGAATGTCGCTAATATGTGGATCGGCAGTGTGCTGTTTAACACTATATTTCCATACTACATCATCGACAAGTATAAAACAGCCCCCAAGTTATTGTACTCTGGGCAACTTGGAGCCGGTAATGTTACGCCGACAACCGTCGATTGCGTAGCACTTCAAAACGCATTTTACAGAGTTTCTATTGTTCGCTACACAGGTTGCGGATTGTGGCACGTACAGGGCAGAACCACGGCTGGAAGCCGGATTTACGCAGTAACAGACGACAGCCCCAATGTAACGGTAACATCGGTCTCTGGCGGTGTATTCACCATCACAAATACTATAGCCGAAACCGTCTATTACGCCGTTGAAAGGTTCTTTAAGTTATGAGGATCATCGACCATTGCATCAACAAGGATAACATGGCATACTGGGGATGCCCGAAGAACACAATGCGGGAAATGGACTTCGAGCGGGATTATATGCCCGGTAACGTCGCCGGAGAAATGGGCGATTGCCGGGAAATCGAGGCCCTGAAAGCACAGGCGATCGTCGGGCGTTCCTACGCGCTCCAGTACATCCTTAAAGGCGCGGCGATCTATGACACGAGCAAGGCGCAAGTATTCAGCGCGTCAAGGGCTGCGTCAAAGAACTACCTGCTGCACAGGCAGGCCGCAGAGGATACGGCAGGGATAATCGTCACCTACAACGGAAAGCCCTGCAATACGCACTACTCGCACTCCAATGGCGGGTATGTGCAGAAGTCCTCGAACAAGTGGGAACCCGGGGGGTACGCTGACCCGTGGGATGATGGGAAGAAATCCGGTCACGGTTCCGGCATGAGCCAAGTTGGAGCGGAGAACATGGCCAAAGCTGGGAAAACGTATCAGGAAATCCTTGCGTTTTACTATCCGGGGACGGCGCTGATGAACAATTATGGAAAGGCCGTTGTCGAGGATTCCCCGACAACTGAAACGGAGGTTGAGATTGTGGAGAACGTAAACAAGATAATTGCCTATGCAAGGGCGCAGGTAAGAAAGCCCTATAAGTTGGGCGCGTCCGGCCCAGACGAATTCGACTGTTCCGGCCTGACCAAGCGAGCGGTGCAGCAGATCGGCCTCGACTGGTATCATGGCGCGTCTACCCAATGGAAGCGTGGATCACAAAGCGGGAAGCCCACACAGTACGGATACTGGAAAGCAAGCGGAACGATTGATACCATGCCAGAGAATGAAGTTTGCTTCTTGTTTAACCGCGACAAGGCGAAGCCCGATACGATGGCGCACGTTGCGATTTATGATCCGGCCAAGAAAACCGTTATTCAGGCAGGCGGGTATCTCGGCAAGGGTGTGCATGAAAATCCGTTCAAAGATTGCCGTAGATATTTCACGCATTGGGCGACTTTGCGCGATGCGGGCGCGGATAGCCCCGTGAAGCCGCAGGAGCCTCAGGAAGCCGCCTTCCCCACGTTGCGCAAGGGAAGCGAAGGGGAAAGCGTAAAGACCCTCCAGACGCTCCTGAACGCGTCTGGCGCAGGGCTGGTTGTAGACGGCAAGTTTGGCCCGATGACTTATGCCGCCGTGAAAATCTACCAGGAAGAACACGGGTTAAAGGCAGATGGGATCGTCGGCTCGGAGACGTGGGGGAGCTTGCTAGCCGATGAGCTAGAAGAAACGGAAGAACCCGCCACCGTATCGTTACTACTTTCGGGCTTAACCGTCGAACAAGCGGATGAAGTAATAGAACTCGCAGGACAGTATCCCAACGTGACCGTGGAAAAGCAAAGCTAGAAAGGACAAAAACATGGACGTCTTGACTTTATTGAAACAGTACGGGGAACCGGTTGTCTATCTCGTTGGGATTGTGTTACTGATTACAAAGGTTGTGCGCCCAATAAGTGTGATCTATGCGATTAACGCACTGATGCTTTGGAACATGTTGGTACGCGACCATGACTTTTACGTCAATCAGAAGTATTGCAATGCGGATGATAAGCGGCGGTATTGCGATCTGTACATGAAGTACAAGGCGCTCAAACTGAACGATATCGCGGATAACTACAAAACGGAGGTTCTTGCGCTCCCAGAGTGCAAGCCGGCAATAAGGCAAAAACGAACGACCAAAACAAAAGGAGAATGACTATGATCTTTACCAAAGACGTATGGGTACGCGCATTCAAAACCGGGATTGAAGCATTGATTACCTACCTGCTCGCAAGCCTCGCCGGGCTGAGTTTTTCCGACCTTCTTGTCGAAAACTTCCTGCTTGGCCTTGGATTCGGTGCTTTTGCCGCGTTTATTACGGCGCTGCTTAATGCCGTGTTGGAGGCAATCAAAGCAAACAAGGGCAACGGGTAACAAACAATTAAAGGGCGTATAGCAAGTGAGAACCAATTCATAAGCTGTGTAGGGGCTGCAATGGCCGCGAGGCGGGGGCGGGCAGCAAGGAGAAACAAGCGATAGGAGCGTGATGTAGTTGCATTGTATACGTGCGGATTACCCTACAGACTGGACAGAGGCAAGATTGTATGTGCTGGCAGACCTGCATATCGGTGATCCGCAAAGCGATTATGCAGAATGTTGCAAAAGAGTGGATCAGGTAAAGAACGACGAACGCGGGCTGTGCATCATCAACGGCGATATTATGAACGTGGCATTGAGAAACAGCGTCGGCGATATCTACGGCGAGCAACTTTCGCCCATGAAACAGTTGGATGCAATGGTAACCCTTCTGAAACCGATCAAGGATAAGGTTATCGGTGTAACAACGGGGAATCACGAGGCAAGAGTATACCACGAAGATGGAATTGACATGATGCGTCTCGCGTACCGCGAGCTTGGGATTGAGGACAAATACGCGCCGGAGGGGGTTCTGATCTTTTTGCGGTTTGGTAAGCCGTTAGAACACGGCAAGCAGGCAGACAGCAAGCAGTGGTATTCAATCTACGCCACGCACGGCAATGGCGGCGGTCGCAAGGAAGGGTCAAAGATCATCCGGCTTGCGGAACTGGCCGCGATCGTTGACGCCGATGTCTATATTCATAGCCATTCCCATTTGCCAATCATCACGAAGGAGGCGTATTTCAGGGTAAGCGCCGCGCAAAGCAGCGCAAAGGTTGTCGACAAACTATTTGTCAACACCGGGGCGGCAATGGATTACGGCGGGTATGTGCAGGAAAAAACGATGAAACCAGCCAGCAAGGCGACGCCAGTCATTACCATGACGGCGCGGGATAAGCTAGCGACGGCTACACTCTGATAACGATAAGCTATCAAAAGGCCATTGCAATCGCTACGGCCTTTTGGTTGCACTAAAACGACCACCTTATAACCTATTTCTTCATGGTATCACCTCGCCATTTCACAAATCTTGTCCAGCGCTTCCCTGCGCATCCTGCGGAGCACATACTTTGAATACTCGGCTCCGAACTCCGCTTTTGCGGCGAATCCGATCTCCGCATAAGTCAGGCCGTCGAAGTAGAAACGTTCGATGATCCACGCGTGTTTTCGGCCAAGCCCCTTCATCCACGCCTCAACGTTGCAGATCGTGCCGCTTTTGGTTTCGTATTCCTCCTGCAATCGCGTGGCCTCGCGCTCAAGTTCCTGCGCATATCCGGAGGTGTAACCATCTGCAAGAGATATCCCTGCACGCGCCGTTATACTGTCCGCAATGTAGTCAAACCTGCCAGTATACTCGGCGCTCATTGGCGCGGGTCCGGCCAAGTCCTCCGCGCTTGCACCCTTCGCGCGCTCGATATCGCGGGCAAGCTCCCTGATTTTAGCTTGTATGTACTCACAACGCCCCACGTTGCCCTTGTAGGCATTTAGCAGCCGGATGATGTGTTCCTGCTCCATGCGCTTACGACCCCCTTCACGGCGATTTAATTCGGTTTAATCGCATGTCTAGCGGTCGCGCCTGCGAAAACCCTTCGCGATTGCCTTTGCATTGTTGTCTTTTGCCTTCCGGGCATGCTCGTGATCCGGGATGGCGCGTACTGCGGTCAACGTTTCGGCGTACCGTTCTTCGTTCCTCTTTGCCTGCTCAATGCCAACGGGGCAAACGGCGTGACAGCCTGGGTAACGCTTCGGAGGTCGGCAGGCATAACAGGCGTCTGACGGTTCGTGTCTCATATGCTATCCCTTCTTGCGAAAAATGCCCTTCATCATCTTGGCGAGCCATTTCTGATCTTGCTCTACGGCCTCCTTGCGGTAGAACTTCGGCGCCTTGCTGTACCTGTCGCCGATGCTGCCGTCGCTGTGAGTGTGTGCGCCCCTGTGATGGTTCCTGTTGCGGCATTTCCTCCATGCTTTCCACTTGTTGCCCATAATCTTTCTCCTTTCACCACGGCCTCCTGTATGTGCCTCCGTAACGGTAACGGTCATGGTAGCACTTGTTCCAGAGTTTCATTGTCAGCATCATCGTCCAGATGTTACACTCTATGCGCTCAAACCAGCGGTATACTGTGTATTTCAGGCGCAGATACTCCGCCGCCTGTCGCTTGCTCATGCCCGTGGCGATGCGGGCGCGCTTGAGGGCGGTCATATTGTTATCCCCTTTATCGGCCTGTGGCAATGCGGGCACACCGCTTCCTGCGTGTCGTTTGGTTTTCCGCATTCGGAGCAGTAGTACAGCGGTCCCATCGGCATAAGCGGGTCGGGTTCCCAATGGGCAGAAGGTGCGGGGGTTTCTTTTGGCCGGTTTTCGGCGGTCGGGTCGTCCCATTCGTAATTGTTACACCCTTGCCCAATTATTCGAATCGTGATAGAGCATGGATATTTCTTGCATGTAGCGCATGGAGAAATTCTGTTCAAGTCGCATATGGCCGCATCCCTCTCGCTCGTCACGGCGGCAAGCAACTGCTCGAGATTTTCGATACGTTGCGCCTTGGCGGCAAGCTCGGCGGCGTCTTTTGTTAGAACATCTTGTGCTTTTGCAGCGTGTGCCGCGTACTCCTGCGCGCGTTGTTTTTCAGCAGCAAGCTCGGCGGTCAGGCGGTTCATCTGCTCTACAAGCCAATCGTGCTGGTTGACACAACGACACGCGATATCAAGCGCGATTTGCTGTTCATCCGTGTAATTATCTGCCTTTATCAGCATTTCAATCTGGTCGATGGTTTCCTGTTTGTTCATTGTCCAACCCTCCATTGTCATGCCCTCCTATCTTGTCGAAGCTGTATAAGTCCCCGGTTTAATTGAGCACAGCTCGTTTTGCATTCTTGCGATAGTTGCCTTAAGCCGTTTGATTTCGTCCAGCAGTTCGGGCAGGGCGGTACGGGCGGCGGCAATCAGGTTTCTATCTGCTTCTTTGCAATAAAGAGCGACCTCGTCCTGCATAGCAAGCCCACCGTCTGCAACGCAAGGTTTGAGCACAATCGGAAATTCATCGTCCGTAACGAGCGAATCGCCTACCCAATACCAATATCCTTTTGTAGCCACTTCACACAGCCCCCGCAGTTCAGCCTTTCGCTTTTCATCCATTGGTGCGTTCCTCCTCAATAAGTGCAGTCTTGTTTTCTTTTGGCTTTTCCTCTCGATCTCCGCGCCTTATATACATTTCCTTAACCCGATACGAGCCGTGATAGTGAAGCAGAGGGATTAGAGCACACTCGGCCATTTCGATATTCTGTATAAACCCGTCCATGTCCTTATCCTCTAAGTGGTCAAGCGCCCACGCAAGACACAGTAGCGCCCCCTGTGCGAATGCCATGTCGCCATCAGATGTTTGTTTGGCTTGAATCATATCAATGAATTTCATTTCCTTTATTCCTCCCTCTCTACCAGCGGACACCACGCGGGGCGCTCGGTTCTAAACTTCGTTTCGTCAAGCTGTATTTCTTTTCCAACAGCACCCGGCCTACACACCGGAGTAAACTGAACGTTCCGAAAACTCTGCATCTCGCAGCCCTTGCAGCACTCCGGCATCTTCTTCATCCGCGTTGCGATGTAGATGTTAGGCATGGTCGGCCTCCTGCGCATCCATGTGCGCAAAGCAATACGGGCATCCGGGCGTAAGATGGTAACTTTCGCTGTCATGCAATGCGATGTGATCGCAGGCAGAGCAACGCGGCCTTTCGTCGTCGTCTTTGCACAAATCCCACGATGCGTGGACAATCGGCGCAACGTCGGCGGCGGGAAGCCGCTTAATTCCCTTCTGTACAATCACCAGCGTTCTTACGCCGTTTCCTTTTGTTTCTTCTTCAAACTCAATTCCGCCCTGTACAACCGCGATCGCCGCTTCCCGCTCGATGTACTCACTCATGGTTTCTCCTCCTCACGCCATTGTCACGGTCGTTGAGTTCATCCAAGAAGTATAGGCAAACGAGCTTCCGCTGGAGGCTGTGGCATATGTGCTTGATGTGGTGAATGTGATTCCGCTTGTTACGGTATATGTTTGTCCGTTTCTGCTGTCCCACCTATCGCCTGTGATAATTCCGTTTTTTACAACGCGGCAATGTTCGTGACCGCAGTTAGGGCATTCGAGAACATGGTTTCCGTCCAGTGATACGTCAACGTTGAACTGAACGTACTTGCCGCAGTTATGGCAATATATTTCTTGACGTTCGATCATTCTTTCTCCCCCTCATACGCCGCCCTTGCGTTCCTCACAAGCGCGTGTAGTTCGTCTGGGTTACCGTCAATCAGCTCTACAATCACCCTTGCGCCCTTGTCGTACACCGTGAAGCTGGGAACCGCGATAACATATCGCGGGCTGTCGCCTTGCAGGATACCACAGGATACAAGCGAATCCAGTATGTATTTTTTCCCTGATTCCACGTTGTCTATATCGGCGCGGCGGTCTGCGCGAACAAAGGTCATTAAGACAACGCATGGATTCGCCACGGGCTTCACCTTCGCGGCGGTGATCGCCCAGTTTATGTCGCACTCCGTTGACTTCTTCATCTTCGCCCCGACCTGCGGATGGGTTCGACAGGCGTTGATGTAGTCGTTAAGCGAGGGAAGTTTGAACGGGATGGTGAAGGTCTGGCGGTTAATCATGGTTGGCCTTTCTGTTTTCCGAAACTTCCAGCATAAGGGATTCGCAAGCGCACGTTTCGCAACAGAAAGCGTTGTCGCTCCCATCTTGTTCCTCGAAATATTTCACTTGCAAATAATTATCAGCGAACCAGTAATATTCGGTTCCGAGCGGTTGCCCGCAGTTCGCACAATGCTGATACTTTTTGCTCATTTCTTCCCCCTCCTCGCCATATCAGCGTCGAAGTCCTTCAAGTCCTGCTCCCATTGCGCTTTTTCTTCCTCTGGCGTGCGGGGATGGTTGATGCGGACAAGGCTCCAGCCCATCAGCGCGAGGCACAGGCAGGCGAAGATGATACCGACGTTTTCCTGTCGCATACTACCGTCACTTTCAGTTGCGAAAAGGCGTTCATCAGCAGTTCGGCAAGTTCTAGTGCGTGTTTAGTTATCGTTCGCCTTGTTGCGGGAAACCTCGGATAGTTTATAAGCCCGACACAACACCCGTCCTCATTCCCGTCTGTGTATATGTATTTCGTTGGCGTTGCCGTTACGCAAAGCCCTACCTTGTCGCAATAGTCCTGCGCTATTTTGCACGCTTCTTCAATGGTGTGCAGCTCGCCGGTTTGCCGAACTTTGAAGCCTACCCAGATTTGAGCGCGAAAGGTTTTAACTGTTTTCATGCCCTTGTCCCTCTCCGTCAAACATCGTAATTTGCCCACCTATTCGTTTCTTCTCTCGCATCTTCGCCTTATATTCGTTGTATTGCTGCCGATATCGGTAACTGTCGCCGAACACGTTCCATGCGGCTTTTACAAGGTTCGGCTCATAAGGTCGTATTTTTTCAAGTTCTTCGACTGCCCGCGCAGATATCGAGCATCCACAGCACCCCGTCCTCGTCAGGCCGTAAACCTCGTATGCGTCAGAATATCGTATGTTGTAATGCTCTTTGTACCACGCTTTATCAGAATCCGTGACGTAGTAAAGCGGGCGAAGCCTGTACTGTCCGTCGGCGGTTTCAGAGAAGCACATGGTTGTGCTGTCCTTTCTTGGAACCGAGCGCATCCCGCCCTCTGCGCGTCGCTCTCCGGTTATCACCATGTCGAAACCTTTTTGAACGCTATGCGCAAGGTCTTTCTTGCAACATCCGCAGCATTTGTTACTCACGCGAAACGGTATCGGATTTTCTTTGATGAAATCCAGCATGTATTCAGAGGAATTAATTACAAGCTGGATGTCAGGGCGCGGTTCTCCCGCCGAATTGCACCCGCAAAGAAAATTGATTGTTGATTCGCACTTTGGGTAACGCTCTTTCAGCTCCGCGCGTTTTACCTGCTTATCTTCTGCCGCCGCATACTCATCTGCGATTGTCAGCGGGATTCCTTTTTTTTGTATTCCCTCAAGCCCGGACGACATGATTTTTGACACAAAAGGAAGGCCATATTCGCGCGTCGCCTGTACGATGTTTTTCTTTGGCCTATGCTCTGTGATTGAAACGCCGTACTGCTTCGCGGTTTCCCGAACATGGCGCTTTATCGCTTCCATTTCAAGCCCCGTGTTGAAAAAGCAATATTGAATAGGCGGCAGGTTAAACATCGTCCTGACGGTTTCAATCATGTGCAGCATAATGTCGCTATCGCTACCGCCAGAGTATGAGCATATTGCGTTCGGGTGCTCGAGCAGGCGCTTGCCAATAATGCTCTGAATTGCCATGAACTTGTTCGGCGCGTCAAAGTCTGCGTATGCCGGTCTGTCTGTAAATACCCTGCTTTTGTGCTCTTGTTTCATGGTTACTCCTTATCTCGTCCTATCGGCTTTCAGCACCGTATACATCGCGTCACATAGCCCCTTGGCAAACTGCCGCATCATCCGTCCGTTCAATCCGTCCTGCCCCAGCATGGCTCTTGCTGTGTCCTTTGGCGTTGCCCTGATGATCGTCGTTGCGCGTCCTGTTTTCTCACCGTCTGCTGGGCTGTCATATGCGACGATGAATATGCCGCCGGTTGCTTTGATTGTGTCGGTGGTGGTTCCTGATCTTACGGTGATTTCATGCGTCATACTTACTCGCTTCCTCCACTTCCTCCGGCGTAAGCCCGCCGTAGTCTTTCGCGTCATACTCACGCTGGGTGTACTGCTGCTCGAGGACGGTCTTTCCGGATTTCTGTCCTTGCTTTAGATTGACTTCATCATCCCATCGTCCCTGATTCAACCACGTCGCCGGATTAGGGATATACTGCCCGTTGTCCTTCTGCCATTGCGCGCCTGTTTTCTGCAAGCGGATGGCGGCAAGGATGGTCTGGTGCAGTTCTTCCGTAACCTTGACGCGCTTCCATGAAGCATAGGCGGCCTTCTTCCCGATCTTCTTTGGGTAGGTGGACCAGAACTCGTCAAACCGTCTTTCGGATAACGAAATTCCGCCTTGATTTGAATCTGAATCTGTATCTTTATTTATATCTTTAGTATGGGCTTCCATATGGGCTTCCATATGGGTATCCATATCATCGTCCATATGGGCAGAACCAGTCAAATTCTTCAATCGTCCGGCTGTATATTCCTTACGCTTGATGATCTCAGTTTCAAGCCGCTGATTGTAATAACACCCGCCATCATCAACGGAGAACTTTTTGCCAACGACACCATCAAGGCATCCGTCAAGAACCTGGCTAAACATATCAGCATCAATATGCCCTTTCTGATGCTGGATGCAAAGCAGATCGACGTAACGGCCTTTTTGGTCGTATGTCATTCCAAGCGTTCCCATCATGTACGCCTCTGGATAGAAAAGAAAGGCGGGGTCCTTCGACACGGTATTACTTCCCTTCCGTAAGGTTCAGTTGCGATAGTTTGTAACGCTCAAAAAGCGTTTGATCGTTCCCGGTGATAAGGTACGGCAAAAACACCTCGTCCATGCTGACCATTTCAGCCTCAAGGATTGCCATCTGCGCCCTCACCCAATCATAGAGAATGCGCCACGCGGTTTTTTCTGCCTGATCTT